ACCGGAAGCTTGGGCGAGACCCGAAGCAGCCACACCGCCGAGGTTACGAACTGAGGACAGTTTGTAAGTAGTTTCGGCAGTCACAACGTGCATGTTCGCATCGTTCCAAGCGTTGCTGGAATTGAACGAACCGTTCTCGATGCGGCTGTTGGCGCCGACGATAGTGGCAAAGAAACCACTAGGGGTAGGGGTGCTGTTCAGACCAACGCTCAGAGCGGGGCCGAGACCCAGAGTGGGGGTAGCGGAACCGCCGCCCACGCCGCTGGAAACCACATCGCCGCCGTCGAGACGCAGACCCACACGGTACACATAAGCGCCGGAAGGCACAGTGATACCGTCGGCAATGTCGGAACGCACATCCTTGTGATAATCCGGCGAGGGGATAATCACGTTGGCGGTGGTGAAGGGAACGTTGTCCCCGTTCAGACCAGAACCGTAGGGCTTGGTGTAGTACTCAAGCTGGTTGACAGAACCGAGGGCCTGATAAGACAGGTCCACGTAACCGACAGCCTGCTGAGCAATCCAGCCGGGACGGAAAATAACGCCAACAGGACCGCCGACGGGTTGATCGACGAGGGTTTCGCTGGTGCCGTTCTCGTTGTTGTAAACAACGGACTTCTCTTCGTGCCAGTAACGAAGAACGTTGGTGTAGTTACCAGGATAAATCTTGGCAACCGAGATCTGGTTAGGGTTGATGGCCATCGTTAGTTACCTCCTCAAGCGTTAAAGGAGTAGGCGATGGTCGCGAAATCAGCGTTCAGAAGTTCGAAACCTGCGTACAGGCTCCAAATCATCATGATGAAACGGCTGAAATCGTCGTTGTTATTCAGCAACACCTGAGCATTGTTACCGCCGATGCCGACGCCAACGCTCTGGGGACCGAAGAACATACCAATTGCGCTCTCGTAAGACTTCGACGTGCCGCCGATGGTGGCAGTCTGGCTCTGAGAGGGCATGTTGGTGGATTCGAAGAAGCGAACGCCTTCGAACACAAAACCCGTGGGCATGATCGGCTCGCCGGCCACGAAGGTGGCTTGACCGAAGCCCTGACCCATGTAGATGGCAGCGTTGGGCTGCATCGAGGACATGAGGGGGTTGATCTGACCGTTGCCGGGGTAACGAGCAACTTCACGGAAGTCGCTGTTCTGGCGCAGGTGCATCAGGAAGGTAGGATCGCAGACGCAGCGATAGAAACCGTCCTGGTAGGTAGGAGTGTTCCGCTTACGCAGGCTCTTCACCACGCGCAGCAGGTCATCCTTAACGTCGAACTTAGCTTGCTCGGCGTTGGCGTAGGTGAGGCCACCAACGGCAAGATCGCCGGGGTAGTAGTAACCACCTTGGCTGTCGGAAGCCTGACCCTTGGAAACAGCTTTCAGGAGTTCATTGATGAACACCCGGTCGCGCCAACGACGGTAGTCGTCGAGCAGAGTCAGAGAACCGATGGACTGGTGGAAAGCGGTAAGGTTACCGGTGTCCAACAGCAGACGCTGAGCGGTGATCAGAGTCTCGCGAGCAATCTTGAAGGTGCTCGGCTGAGTGGGATCACTCGGGTCAGCAGGACCGGTGTACTCGCGGAGGGTCACGAGCACTTTGTCCTTAACAATGTTGCGGCTGTTAGCCGTGCCGATGGTTTGCTCGGCAGTGCGCTCCCGGCTTTCTTTCGAACCAGGATTGCCCCAGAAGCGGTACCGGTCTAACTGAACAGTCTGGCCGGGTTGCTTCGAGAAATCGTGAACAACCACGGGCTCAGCCGCCATCTCCACCACATACGCGGGGTGAGGACGGTATAATTCAGCGCCCAGCAGCTTCGGGAAGTCATTATCGACGAACAAAGCGTCAACCTCCGAAGAACTACATACTTAATTTAACTAGAAAACAGGCTGAACAAAACCAGCTTGTCGCATTTTTAGCGGTCAAATTGACTTTTGATTACTTGAATTAACTGTAGGTGAATAAGTGCGCACCATAGAGCGAACACCTTCAGGCAACTGATGGTAGATAGCCGCAAAGTTAGAGACATACGTGCCGGCTTTTCCGCGGTAGATGTACCGCAAAGCCGTCGACATCAGCCCAGGAGATGTGCTGCGAACAACCTCCGTATATGTTTTACAGTAAACAGGAGGGTTATACACCCACGACGCGCGAGATCCGGACGTGTCGTTGGTTGGATTTGTGAGAATGCCGCCTTCATAACGACCGTGAGTTACGCCCCCTCCTGTGTAACCCTGAGCAGCTGTGTTGTCGTCGGGAGTGTTGTAGGGAGTGTACGCCTGAGACGAAGGAGCAACGCCATTGAAATAAGTAGATTGCCCTGTTGTCCTTAAGCCAAACTGAGGACCATAAGACGTGGAAACTTTTGCATTAGCGATTGTCGAAACACCCAGAGGGCGATACCCGACATAACTGCTTAGCGCTCCGCTCGGAGCGTAATCAACATCCGAATAATTTGTCCAGTACCCAGAAACCGCGCGAGGAACAGCGCGCCACTCGTTAGTGTTATACCAAAGCCCACTATTCGGAGCTCCTGGAGTGACGATACCGGTATCCGCGCCGGTATCCACAATCCCAGAGCTAACCACGATATAGCCCTCGTGGTTCGGACCGCTTTGAACCCTGTGAAAGCCGCTATCGTACCGCCAATTACTTATAGGCGTATACATATCGGCTTCTCACGGTTACATATAGTATAAAACTTTTAAAATCAGTCTTCAGAAACAGCAGCAGGCTCGACTTTGGCACTTAGAGCTTGCATGTCCGCACTAATGTTTTGCATATCCCGAACATAAAGTTCGCGAAGAGCACTCAGCTCAGATTGCAAGGCGGCAATTGACTCTGCCGGTGTGGAAGCCGCTTTTGAACGACGGTTAAGATTAGCCACGCTTCATTTCCTCGCGTTTTTTAGCGAATTTTTTAGCTTTACGCTTGGCCTTCACCATAGACTCTTTTTTCTTTACGCGCTCAGGGAGATCGCCTTTAGTTTCTTCCTCATACTCTTTTACTTTATTTTTTGAGATTTCACCGCGTTCCGCCATCGCGTAGAATTTGCGGCGCTGAGACTCGCTTCGAAATGGGGCCAAGATTATACGCTAAATCTAAAAGTAGTTTAACAATAAAAAACCCCGCCTAACAGACGGGGTCCCCTGGATCCTCCTAGCGGATAGTAGCTCAGGCGTTGTCCAAGAACAACAGCTTGCTACGGATGGCATCAGGACTCATCTGAGACAGATAACGCCAAGCGTTTTCGGGGTTCTGATCCATCGTCTGAGTGAAGCCGTTCCACTGAGACTCAACATCAGCACCGCGAGCACCGCCGGTAGCACCAGCAGGGACAGCAGGCATTTGATCATACTGAGGCTGATACTGTTGGCTGTAGCCGTAATCAACCTCCTCGTCCACGGGGTACACCTCGGTGAAGAACCGATTGGTGTAATCAGCCAGCTGATCAGGGTCAGTCAGGATGTGCTCCATGGCGCCGGCTCGCAGAGCGAGGGCTTCCATGTTTTCATTCTGCTGAATCAGCGTATCTTCAAGAGTAACAGCGTACTCGTTGAGAACCGCAGGGGCTTCAATACCGAAGTGATTAACTACGGCGCTTGTTTCCGCGCTTAGTTGAGCGGGTTGCGCTTCCGTAGAAGTCGGATAAGAAGTCGGGGTTGTATACGCGCTGTTGTACGAGATCTGCTGATCCGTAGGCGCTTGGTACAGCCAGGGTTGGGCCTGTAAATTCTGACTGTACTGTTGAGTATCCTGCGGCACCATTTGGTACTGAGGATACTGTTGTGCCTGGCTGGGGGACGGGGAGATCCGAGAAACCACCCGTTCCAGGCTGCCCATCGCCGCTTCCCACGGATTGGACGGGGAGGAGGCTGACGGAGACTGGCTGTACTGGTTGCTGGTAGAAGGGGCCGTAACCGGTGTTGCCGGCGACTGCATTTGGGGCATAGCCACCGAAGGCACCCCCTGGGTATTGGCTACCCACTGCGGGTAGGCTGTTGAGCCCAAATCCGCCGCGGGCGCTGCCTGAGGGGCTGCTACCGCCGGGGAGACCGGGCTCGGGATCGAAGCTGGGATCTGCTGGCTCATAGCTGCCCGAGTAAGTCAGTTCTTGCGCAAGGTGATCGAACGTCCTGTATAACAGGCCGGTCAGGTTTAGCCGAGGATCAGCCGCTAATGGTTGATTCGGCGCAAGCGGATGCGGCGTCTGCAACATCTGACTTAATAATACTAAAAATTGCTGGAATGCGCCTTGCGTTTGTTGGATCATGCGGAAGGGAAATCCCTTCAGCATCTCACTACGTTCAGCATCCGTTTTATCAGGAAAGAGATACTTCAGAGCTTCGACGCTATCCACACCGAGTTCTTGAAGATTTCGTACAACGATTGACTTTTGGTTAATGTCGTACGCAGTGTCTTCATAAACATCACCCTGGAAGCGATAAGTAACATCGCGATTACCGTCAGGAGGCAGACCGTACACACCTGCCGGAACGTTATTAGCCTCAAGAGCTTTTTTAAGTTCCGCCTCAACCTTCGCCTCGAATTTGCCTACAGAAATCTGATATTTTTCTAGCGCTTCTGGCGTCTCCTCTTTAGGCGGGTTAGGCGCCTTCATGCCGCTGACGGCGATGAAGCTGTCGCGGAAGATTTCCTCCTGATGGAAGAGAATCATCTCCAGCAGACGACAAAAACCGTAAGTTAAGAAACTTTTGTTTTTGCGAAGCGCCGTGGCCTGCGCACGACCCATCAAACCTTTAATTTCTGTTGCCGTAGCACCGGCGGAAATAGAGATCTCGTCGACACCGCCCAAAGCTGTTCGAATTTCTTCACGCAGCAACAAAGCGTAACGATTCATATCCCCGTTAACCGGGTCGGGCGTCATGTAGCCCACGCGGTCATTCGGCTCGATATTCGCAATAACGCGAGGGACTTTTAAGCCCCCGAGTGTTGAACCAGAACCGAAAGGTTCGGAAACGCGAGTAGATGGAGTATCGCGTCCTGCAAATCCGCTCTGACTACTAATAGTCGGACGGAATGTACGACCTTCATCCGCAGCTTCGACCAGATCGCTACGAGGGCGCGAACTAATAAGCGTGGGATTACCAAAAAACTCAATGTTCTTGGCGATATTGCGCATCATTTGGTCATGAAGCACAATCTGCTCCATGAAAGGCTCAAACTCGCCTTCGCCTTCAGTTCCGCTGCTATTTGGTTTGTTTAAAACCTCAACAGCCGGTATAAACCCAAGCGTATTCGGACGGCTATTCCTAGGGCTGAGAACAGCACCCGGTTCTAATTCAAAACTGAGCTCTGTATTTGCCTCAAATTCATCTATACGATCATTTGTAATTGAGATGCGAACGTAACGTTCGTTCATCCCGTAACTATCGGAAGGAAGACCTAGCGTCGTATTCCTTACCTTGTAGCTATAAATAATTACAACTTCTTCGATATTTCCATTTATATCGTGATAAACACGGTACTGATCCTTAGTAAAGAAATATATCTGATATTTAAGTTTTGGATCGGGACGGAAGTAAAACAACCCGCAGCCATCTAGCAAAAAATTCCGGATGATGGCGGGGAAACGAATATCAAGTTTATTTAAATCAATTAAATCTTGTAAGAACTGAGTACGAGCCCGGTAAGTGTCCTGCTCGCAGTAAAAAAATAAACCCTTCTTAATCATCAGAAGGGTCATTTGCTGGAGGTGGCCTAAGACCACCATCGTGGCGGCCTGACGCGAGCGATCTTGCGTCCGAGACGCTTCTAAGATCTCAGTGAATCTTTGTCGAACGCCCAGCGTATCAGCTGCCATATTCAGTACAGTGTTAATTCAAGAGAACTTTTCTCCCCAACAGTCTACTTA